CAATCTCGAGCGTGAACTGCTCCACGCCGTACAGCTCGTCCATGAACTCGGTGGGTGCGGTCCGGCTGTTCCACACGGCGGGAACGGCAGGGTCGCGCGTGGTGCCGAGCAGGATGCAACCCATGGTGTTGCCCACGTAGTTGCCCCAGTGGAACAGGATGTGAGTCCGGCCTTGGACGTCGGTCACCTCGAATGTCTCGCCGTAGGTGGGCGAGACGGTGCGGCGGCAGATGTACCGCCCGGCCGGGATGCACGAAATGTTAGGCTTGTTGTCCAGCCACGGATTTTCGAGGGTGTAGAGCCACGCCTGCTCGACATCACCGTCGATCAGGTACAGCCGCCCCATGGTCACCCGGTCGTCGCGAACATCGCGTTGCAGTCTGATCTCAATCATGATCAATCCCCCTGTCGTTCAGAACTTTCTCCTTGTCTTCACCTGGTCTATCGCTCCAAAGAATCAGCGCGTTGACCTTCCGCTCCACGCTAGACAGCGTCCTGCCGATCCCGTCATGCCGCTGGTCGCATTCCTTTTCACAGTCCTTGTGCCTGCGGTCGCAATCCTTTCGGGTCATGTACTTCCCGCCGCGCAGGGTGGGGACCAGAGCGCCGACGAGCAGAGCGGCATTCAAGGCAAGCAATCCGCCTTCGAGTCCTGTCAGTTCCATGGTGTCGGCGTCCCTCTGGTTGCGGTTGCCCCCTGTTCAGGGCGGCCCGTCCTGGTTGCAAAGCCGGGCCGCCCCTTCGAGGAGGTAGGGAAGTTACGCGTTCAGATCGATATGGACTTCGGCGTCATCGCTGGCCGCGGCGGCCCACGAGTGGCCCACCAGGGTGTTGTCCGTGGCCGTGGTGGTCAGCGCGCCGGAACCGGCCACGCCGTCCACCGGGTCGCCGTCCGCGTCGAAGTAGAGCGGCACGCCCTGGGCGATGGCGCCGGTGGCCTTGGGCAGATGGTGAATCTCCTTCATCATCAGCTCGCCGGTCTCGCCGTCCGGGATATCCACGGTGGCGACGCCCAGGAGCGAGCCGACCAGCACCATCTGACCGGACACGATGTCGGAGCCGGTGCCGTTGGTGTAGGTCATGAATTTTCCGGGCTGAACATGGGTCTGAGCCATGGTGTTCTCCTTGTGCTCGCCCCGGCCCTAAGCCGGGGCGGTTGTCGGTTCGGGGCTATTCGCCGGGGTTCTTGTAGACGCCCAGGGAATCCTGCCAGCCGCCGCCGAAGATGTGGCGGCACTTGTAGGACACGGCGTCGCGCACGAACTCGTCGTTCTCTTCGAGGTAGGGCTGTTCGTTGCCGTCCAGGAAGGCCAGCTCGACCGTGTCGACCTGCGACGGGGAGCCGAAGAGGTACCAGGCCGCCTCGCTGACCGCGTCCAGGCGCGGATCGGACACAGGCTGGAGCTTCCCGGCCCAGGGGTTGTGCACGCCGCTGGACATTTCCGCCGAGGGCAGCGCGGTGGAGCGCAGCAGAATCTCGACGCTGGTCTCCAGAGCCACGGGGTGCAGCAGGATGGCGGGCGTGACGTCCATGGTCGCGCCGTTCATCCCCTTCTGCTTGCGCATGGCGGCGCGGGCGGCGGACAGGGTGTCGGCCGAGACGGCGCCACCGGTTCCGGCCAGGTTGTTGTGGGCGGCATGGAAGACGGTCTTGCCGTCGTTCATGACCGGGTTGCCGGTGATCAGCCCGTAGACCACGTCGGCGACCTTGCGCTTGGCGGCAGCGCCGAGCAGCTGCGGAATGCGGCTGAAGGCGCGCAGGTCGTCGTTGACAATCATCTCCAGGGTCAGGGACAGGATCTTGCCGTACTTGCCGACGCGGTAGGATTCCTGGTTGTCCTTGAGTTCGCCGGTCTTGTACTCGCCGTTCTCGCCGATCAGCTCCAGATCGGGAGCCTCGGACAGGGAGATGCCGTAGATGGTCTTGAAGTCGGACGCGGGTACCACGTTGACCAGCGGACGCCACGTCTCGGGGGCTTCGGTGTACGCCCGCTGCAAGGTGCGGTTGGCCGCGTCCATGAAAATGGAGGCGAAGTCGCTGGTGGACGCGCCGCCGGCGGACAGGCGCACAACCTGCTTGGCCAGCTGGTAGCGGGACAGGGTCTTGGTAGCCACGCCCTCACGGTCCAGGCACATCCTGGCCAGCTCGTGGAGCGACAGCACCTTGAACTCGTCCGCGCCGGCAGCGGGCTTGTCCACCTTCAGGCCCATGCGCAGGGCCACGCCGTCCGTGGCCGCCATGCGGAACTTGTCCGCTTCGTCCTCGCCGGACTGGAGACGCCCGACGCCGAAGGCCGGGTTCTTTTCGGCAGCGGCCTCGTACAGCCGCAGCTTGGCCTTCTCCTCGCTGGTCTGGTCCTTGAGCACGGCGGTGATCTCCTCCGGGGCCAGGCCCATGGTGCCGCCCAGGGCAGTCAGGTTGATGGCCTGGTCAGCGGTCATCTCGGCCTTGGGGGCCGGGACCGGGGCGGGGTCGGTTTTCTTTTCCGGGGCGGGTGCCTTTTCGGACTTCCGCAGTTCCTCTTTCTCAGGGCCGTTTCCGGGCTGCTCGCCGTCTTCGACGTCCAGCTTTTCAAGAAAGGCCAGGGCCTCCTGTTCGGTCGCATCCTGTTTCAGACCGCGACGTTCCAGGAACATCCTCAAACGCTTGTCCATGGATTCCTCCTGTTGGTTTATCGCGGTAGCCGACATGGCGACCGCCGCAGTATCATCATCCGCTCCAAAGGAGCAGAAACTCGTCTCGAAGACCGACGCCTTGCGCCAGATGTCGATGGGGCCGTCCACGGTCGTGCCGTTGACCTCGGCGGACTCGCCCTCCTTGAGCACTTCCACGCGCAGGGCCTGCACGCCGATGGACGCCTGCCACGGGTAGCCGTCGGCGGCGTCCCGGCGGACTCCCTGCGCAATGTCGTTGGACAGAAATTTGCCGGTGACCAGAAAGCCGCTGTCGGACGCCGCGCCGCTGTCGATGCCGCCCACCCGCCACTCGCGGACGTGCTCCAGCAGCGAGGGCACTTTGTTCTTGGCCAGGGCCATGCCGGACAGGTCGATGATAAAGGGGTCCATCCACCACCAGTCGATGACCTTGCCGGTGTAGGCCAGGATGGCGAACTCGCCGTTCTCGTTCCCGGCCTCCACGCTGCCCGGCTCGGACAGCAGCGTGACGCTGTCCTTGTCGGCCACGGCGCTGAGGGTGGCCTTGTTCCAGGCGGCGGCGCAGGCGGGCAGCTGGTTCTTGTCGCCGCCCATGCACCGTTTCAGAAAGTCCTGTTTGCTCTCGCCCTGCTCGGGCTTGGCCGCCATCGCGGCCCTCTTGAGTCTGGCCGTCTTGCTACGCAGCATGGGCCGCCTCCTTGGTTTGTTTTGCTTCACGCGCGTCCAGCGCCTGGGCCACCGCGCTGAGAATCATTTCCTTGGCCTTGCTCAAGGCGTCCTCATCACCGGAAAAACCGGACGAAGCCAACAGATCCAGCTCTTCCTGGCGTTCCCGGGTGATCTCCTCGAAGTCCAGGCCGCGGTCGGCGCACATCTTGGTCAGGGTGGTAATGCCCAGCTCATATTCGATGCGGGCGGCCTGGGCGTCGTTGCGCGGGTCTACCCAGGGCCAGCCCGGGCACAACTGTTTGATGTCGACCTCGTACCCGGCCAGATTCATGAGTCCGGTCATGGCGGCGAACTCGATGAACCGCTCGTCAATGGGGTCGTTGTGCTTGCGGTTGAGAATGGCCTGCTGGCGGCGGAAGGAGCGGCGTTCCACAAGGAGGCCCTGGCGACCACCTGAATAGGTGGTCTCGGTGAGGTCGCCGGTGAAGGTCTCGTAGCTCACGTTCATACCCACGCCACCGCCGCGCAGCTGCGACTTGACCCACGGCTCGTAGTTGGAGCCGGGCCTGTCGAACCCGGCGGCCGTGACCTTGGAGCCCGGTGACACCGTAGCCACCTGGCCGGGCTGGATGAAGTCCCCGGCCTTGAGCGTCTTTTCATCGGACGATGGATCGACGGGCGCGCCGCCCAGCGGATTCTCAACTTCCGGGAACGGTGTCTCCACGAAGAACCCGAACGCGGACAGCAGCCGCATGGCCACCTGCTCCGAGTCCTGGTATTCCTCGAAGTTGCGCATCCACATGATGATTGAAGCCATCCAGGAGATGCCCCGGCTGGAGGAGATGCGCTTTCGCGCGAAGACGTGTTCGATGCTGGCCGCATCCACACGCTGGGAATCGGTCAGGGACATCCAGGTGAAATCGCCCGGATGCTCGGGGAAAAGATGGTAGGCCACCACGTTGCCGCTCGCGTCGTACTCGATGCCGCGCTTGGCGTAGTTGCTGTTGCTCAACGTCCCGTCCACCGTGGCGTCCAGGTGGTCCGCCTCGAGCAGCTCGTAGTTCAGCGGGGGCAGCCCTTTCTTGAGCAGGGAGGTGTCGATGAAAAAGTGGATCAGGTACTCGCCGTCGGTCCACAGGTGGCGCAAGCCGAGCTCCTGTTTTTCGACCGCGTTCACGGCTTTGGCCCACCGCTTGTGCAGCCGCTCCAGGTCGCGGGCCAGGTCCCGGTTCGGCTCGCCGTTCCGGGTCAAGATGAACTGGGGCCGGATGCCGGTGAAGACGACATTGTCGCAGATCTTCTCAAGGGCCCCGGCCACGAAAGGCGAGTTCTTGGCCAGGTCGCGGGCGCGGTACACCACGTCCCGCCACTGTTTGCGGATGCTGGCGTCCCCGGACTTCCGGTCCCCGCGCCAGGCGCGGTTCGCCCCGTCCCGGCTGGCGGCCTTGTACGAAAGGTACCGCCGCCTGTCGGCCACGTAGGCCACGGCGGCGCGCGGATCGTTCAGGGCGATCATCCCGGCGCGGAGGCTGGTCCAGGAATCGAAGAGGAACCGCCCGACACCCACGGCTACCCCCTCCCCACAAACGTGGAGCGGGCGAACCCGCCGCGCCGGACATAGGCGATGCGGTTCTCCAGCTCGACGATCTTGTCCTCGAGCCGGAAGAAGGTCGCCCGGGTGAACTGGTCGCCGCCGACGCTGACCGTCTGGCCGCCGGACAGGATCGCGTCCCGCGCCGCCTTGTACTTCGCCAGCTCCGCTTTCAGTTCCGCTTCGGTCGCCATAAAAAAACTCCAGGGTGTGTTTTGCGAAGAAAATACACCCTGGAATTTTGCGGGATAAACCCGGTTGTTTACTGATCAGTAAATTTTACTGGTATCAACCATGTGCATCCTTTTGATTGGACACATCTTTTTGCACTGACTTTACGGTTACTCCGGTCGTGTGGATTATGCACTTATCGTTATTGCACTTGTGATACCTGACCTTGATATCACCGTCCCATTTCGGAGAGCTGACCACCGGACAGCGCTTGCCGCACACGGGGCACAGCGCCCCCTTCTTCGGCGAGTAGACAACCCCTTCCCTTGCCTTGGCCACGGCTACCTGTATCGTCGCGTTTGCCGTCATCACATTTCCTTTCCCGTGTAGGGGTTGAACTTCTTCTCGCCTTGAGACGCCCGCTGCGTCTTGGCCGCCGCCCTGGCCGCCATGTCCGCCGCCACCATCGCCTTGAGCGACGGGCTCCACTGCCAGTGCGCCATGGCCAGATGGCCGATCATGCAGTCCAGCCAGTGGTTCGCGCGGACCCGCTTCCAGATGTAGGTGCCCTTCTGCAGCACCTTCTTTTCCGAGCAGAGCTGGTAGAAATATTCGGGCGGCGTCTTGGCGTGGAAGTGGATCGGCTCCAGCCACCGCCCCTCCTTGTCCCTGGCCTCGTCGGATAGCCGCCAGAAGAACAGGTCCTTGAAGGCGTCCGTGTCGATGAAGTGCAGCCGCATGGGCCGCTTGAGCTTCCGGCCGTTGGGCAGCTGCTGCATGGGGTTGCCGAGGCGGACATGGTAGCCCGGCGTCTTCCTGGACATGCCCTTGGTGCCGAAGACCACGCCGGGCCGCTGGCGCAACAGCCACTCATAGGCCTGCATGGTCCTGGTCTCGTCCTCCCACTCGTTCTTGCCGCCGCCGGTGTCCAGGCCCGCGCGCCACACGCCGAGGAAATCGCTGCGCTTGCCGTCGCGCCGGAAGCGGGACTGGAAGATCAGCTCGTGCAGTTCCTTGAAGGTCTCGATCTTTCCCTGGTCGATGATCCACTCCTCGGACCCGTCGTCCTGCCCGGTCGGGTCCACCCAATGGGCGCAGGTGGAATAGAAAAAGTGGTCCTTCTGCATGTCCGTGGACAGGGTGATGGCCTGGGCCTCGGACGGCACCACCAGCGGCGGCAGCTCCGGCACCATGAACTGTTGCAGCCGCTCCTCGTTGGACTCCGAGGCAATCACGTTGGCCGGCTGCGCCGCGTAACCGTTCCACCACGACTTGAGCTTGTCCGGGTCGCCCTGGGCCGCGAACCAGTCCGCCATGACCGACGACAGGGACACCCAGCGCGAGTTCCACGACGGGATGTGCACCCCGATCTTGACGGGCCGGTCCACTTCCCTGTCGAACTCCAGCCGCCCGTCGCGCACGGCTCGGTTGCGGATCTGGTCGGTCCACCGCCATTCACAGTGGCAGCACTCGTACCACGCCGCCTTGTTCAGCCGGATCTCGGCCGGGTCGCGCACCCCTTCGGGCACCTTGATGTTCTCGAACTGCATGACCTGATAGGTCCCGCAGGCAGGACACCGCGCGGCCCAGCGCACCTTGACGTCGGCCCGGTTGAACTCGTCCCAGATGAAACTCTCGCCGTCGTAGCCGATGGGTTTGCCGATCCACAGCAGCTTGTACAGGGTGGAGAACGTGTTGAAGCGCTCCACGAAATCCTTGTGCGCCCCGGCCGGGAACATGTCCGGCTCGTCGCCCAGGCCGTCCAGGACGGACAGGGACGCGCGCTTGGACAGCGACCCCATCCACCGCCCGGTGAAGGTGGTCCCGTTTTTCAGCGATATCTCGGTCTTGACCACGGCGTTCCGCTCGTCCCCGATATACCGCCGCAGCTTCGGACTGTTCTCGAACAAAGGGATCAGCTTCTTGTCGAACCAATCCTCGGTCAGGTCCTCGTCTGGCAGGGCGATCTGCCGGGGGCCCGGCCGCTCCACCCCGCGCCGGGCCAGGAACCCCTGGCCGAAGAGCGTCTTGCCGATCTGCGGCCCCGCTGCCACGGCCATCTCCCTGACCCACGCCTGCATGAACAGGTCCCACAGCGGAGGGAAATAGGGCGACAGCCGAGGATCGTAATGCGACCCCTTCATAGGGCCTTCCGGCACGACCACGTTTTCCTGCATCCACTCGCCGGTGGATTGGTCAAGGATGGTCGGCTCCATCACAGCGCACTCGCCGGGGGTGAACTCAAGCCTGAACATCGGCGTCCCCGACGGCTTCATCCAAATCCACCACGAACACCCGTTCGCGGGAAAAGGCCTGGAGCCACTGCTGTTTCTTGACCAGACAGACCTCGGACAGCTCCGGGACCTGCCGCTCGAAATAGGCCGCCAAGTCACGGGCCTTGCCCGGATCACCGTCGACCAGGGCGATGATCTTCTCCACCCCGTCGAGGCGCTTGCCGACAAGGACGTCCACGGACGCCTCGGCCTGTTGCACCGCATACCCGTCCAGCTGCAGCGAGAAGAAGGCCATACGCGCGGCCAGGTCGTTCAGATGATCCTCCAACTCGATGATGCCGCCCTCCTCCCGCCGCTGCTTGATCCGCTCGCGGGCCGCCTTGGCCTCGAGCAGGTCCAGCTCGGCCCGGGACTTGGCGTCCATCCGCTCCTTCTCCTCGGCACTCACGGTCTTGCCGGACTCCTTCCGCTTGAGGCGCTGCCGGGCGTAGGCCAGCAGCGCGTCGGCCTCGAACTCGCCTTCCGCGTTCTCACCGATGTACCCGGCCCGGGCGTGCCGACTGAAGGTGGAGGAGTTCACCTTGAACCCTTCGCCGTCCAAGAACTCACGGGCAAGGGTCTGGCTCTTGAACGTTCTGGAATCCTTAACCACGCTGCACCTCCTGGAGCTTCTTGACGTTCACCGCCTTGCGCACTGCGTACCCGTAGACCTCCACGTACAAGGCCTTTTTCCCGTTGGTCAGAGTGTGCTCGTAGGGCTCCCCCTTGCATACGACCTGCACCAACTGCATCCGCCCGCCCACCTTGGTGGACAGGGAGAACCGCGCACCTCTAAATATTCCTGTTTTAGGAGGAGTTTTCATAAACTCATCAGACAGCGCCGCGTCCATTTCCTGGTCGCTCAACATGATGTCATCGCCCATTCCCGGACTCCAACGGTTTGAGAAAGTTACGGTGATTCACTGTCTCTTCACCAATTTCAGCCAGCCACTCCCGCACGACGTTGCGGTCGCACAGGTCGCCCACCCTTGCCGAAAGATGGGAATCCATTTTCCCCCCGTACACGCGGCCGGAAGGCAGGGACACGTACAGCTCCATTCGGCTGGTCCGTAGCAACGAGTGCAGAGCCGACACAGGCTCCGGCAACCTGGTTGGCTCCTCCTGCATGCTTTGAGGGGCTGCGACCGGCCCCCTCCCCCGAGCAGTAGCGGAAACCGACCGTCCAACAAGCAGGCGGGGGGGAAGCCCTTCCTTGATCCATTCCCGCAGGTCGCCTCCATGATCACTGACGTAGTCGCCCGGATCCTTGCCCTCGGGAACCGGCCACCGCTCGGCCTGGCTGAAATGCTGCTCCCACCACTTCTTCACCTTGGTCTGCATCCTGATATTGCGCTCATCCTCTTCGGTCTGAGGAGGATACAGCTCGAAGTCGAGCGCATTGCCGATCCACAGCGCCGCCCGAAGGCGGGGCCACGCCCGGGCGTCCGGCTTTCCGCTCAACGTCCCCAGGGCCAGGGTCCCCACTTCGAGGTCGCCCGCGGCGTGGTCCATGGCCACGCCATCGAGCTCGGCTTCCACAATCATCCAGGCCTGCGCCGATTCACGCGTCAGCATGGGCCCCATGGCCGAGCCGGGCATGAGGATGTACTTGGACCCGCCGAAGAGCTGCATGGCCTCGGGCGTCCGCCGGAACCGGACCCGTTGCAGGACGCCCTTCCAAAAAAAGGGGACAACAACGCCGACCGGCATCCACACCCGCTTCGGCTTGCCCGTCCTGGGGTTGATTTCATCAGGCAATCCCCAGGCCTTCCGTGACCGCCACAGGTCCCTTCCCCGTTCACCAGGATTCCATCCGAGCCGGAACCGCTTCACCGCCTCGAGCGGGATGCCGCGCGCGTCCAGGTACTCGAGCTGCTCGCCGTTTTTCAGGAGATGGCCATGGGCCCAATCCACCAACTCGCCGGACTTGGACCGCCAAGCGTCGGCAGGCGCTGCGTGCTCTTTGGGCTGGAACGTTTCACGGCGACGTTCTCGCACCACCGGACGGGCCGGGGCCTGGCCTGGATCACGCCCGATCTTTTCGCAGGCCTCACGATAGTCCATCCCCCTATACTCGCGCAGGAACTCGATGTTGTCACCGCCCTTGTCGCAGATTCGGCACCACCAAGATCCGCTGCCGCCGTTCTGCTCAGGCCAAACGCAAAAGCGGTGTTCCTTCCCCCCACACCCCGGGCATGGCGAATGGTACTCACCTCCATTGGTCCCGCTGACTAGCTGTGGCTCAATCCCCATCTCTCGAAGCAAGTCCAGGACGTTCATGAAACCCTCCGTGGACGATTGGACAAAGCGGACCTTCGGTCCAAAGATACAGTCCGTATGCTTAATCCTTTCATCTTCTTTACCTTTTTGTTTTTTTCGGACCATAGGACCGAAAAAGAGGTATGAATCAAATCCGCAAACACTGTTCTTTCTTGATCTGACAAATGCCGCCTTCCGGTCCTATGGTCCCGGACGCACCTATCCATTCAACGATTTCAAACCATTGTGCGTATGGACCATGGCGATACTCCGTCCGTCCGAATGGTCCGTCGGTCCATCATCCTTTCCATTTCTCGGCCTCGATCTGTTCCAGGACCTCGGCCAGAATCCCGACGCCGTTGTATCGATAGGTTCCCGACTTGACGCTTTCAAACCTGGACTTCATGAGCTTGCCGAATATCTTGTGAGGGATGCTTTTCTTCCTAGAGACGGTCTTTGAGAACCACCAACAAAACACGTCGTAAATCTCAGTGGCCCCGACCCATACGCCGGGGTCTGGAGGATCCGGCACGTAGCAGCACTCGTCGACGAAGTCCGCCAGCAGGTCCTCGTCTCGCCGGTATTCCGCCGTGGCCTCCAGAACCTTGGCCGGAGGATTGAGTCCCTGTTCCTGCCACTCGAGACACCCCTGAACCAACCAGGCGAGGATGCCGGACCGTTCGGCCCGGACCTTTTCGCCGAGTTCCAGGTCGACCGGCCGCTCGTTTTCCGCCCGTGGGGGGCGCTTCACGAAACTGAGCTCGAACGGGATCAGGTGCATGCGCTCCCAAAAGGCGAAGTCATCCGCCGAGGCATGCGGCTTGTGGTTGGTCAACAGGAAGAGCTGGTGGGATGGCTTGAACGCGATCATGCGCATATTGCCGTAGCCGTAGCGCCCGGTCAGGGAGTCGCCTCCGGAGAACCACTTCACCCGGCTGGCGCTGAACTTTCGGCCCTCATCCGTCTCCGAGGCAAAGGCCAGCCGCCGCCCACGCAGGGCCATGATGTCGGGCGTGGGGCCGGATGAACTCCTGGATACCCCTTGATCAAGCAACATCTCCGCAGGTATCGGCCCCGCCACCTCGCCCAGCACATCCTGGATTGTCTCGACCATGTAGGATTTGCCGTTGCGGCCCTGGCCATGGAGAACGGCGAAGACATGTTCCGGAGCGACGCCGAAACAGGCGTACCCGAACAGTCTCCGGATATACGCCGCCATCTCTTCGTCATCATGCATGATTTCAAGGACAGACTTTTCCCAGGCCTCGCGGGGTGCGTCTATCCCCTCCCACTTGGTGGGGCTCGCCTTGAGGATGTAATCCTCCGCCCTCCCCTCTCGAAGCAATCCAGTGCGAAGGTCCAACACTCCGTTGGCGCACCCGAGCAGCCACGGATCGGCGTCGAGCTCGTCGCCCAGGATATGCAGCGGCTGCTCGCGCATGGTGTGGGCGAACTCCAGGCACTTGTTGCGCCCGTTGTCATCGCGCAGGGAGTTGACCTTCTTGGCCACCAGATCGACCAGCTTCTTGAGGCGTCGGGCCTCCTCCTTGTCCTCGTCGCGGTTCGCCTGGTACCAGGCGTTCCAGAGTCGCTCCCGCTCCCTGTCGTAGACGTCGATCACGTCCTCGACCGCGGCCTTGACCGTATCCAGCTCGTCCAGCTCCCAATGCGCCCCGTTGAAAACGAGCCATTCCCTGGTCTGCTTGTTGAAGACGTACCGGCCTCGATGGAGCGCCGCGAACAGAAGCCCGTCTCCCAGCTGTCTTGACCGGGCGCATTGCTGAATGAACTCCGAGGTGATCCCATCGCCGGCGTCCTGGTGGCCACTGTCGCCTCCGACAACCGCATCCTCTGCAGCCCGCCTCTCCTCGATCCGCTCGCGGATGCTCTGGCCGCCATCTTTTTTTTGCTCAGCCACGGCAGCACCTCCCGGCGAAA